TTATGGTTTGTTAAATAAATCGATTGGTTTCTTGAGCCGACGTTCTACTTCCTTCTCAAGTTTGTTGGCTCGGACGCTTAAGACGTAGTTAAGGGTTCCAGCGGCTGTCGCCCTGCCCGCGTTGTCGCCCTGGTTGTTGCCAATGATGAGGGTAAAGTTACCCGTGTCCTGATTGCCGGCAAACCTTGAATAGCCATTGGACCCCATGTTACGGGTAATCCACTTGGGCACCTTGGAGGTCGACGCAAACTGCACGCCTTCCGTCTTCTTAGGTGCTGGCAGGGACATGAGCGTCTTAGCCCAGCCGGCCTTGAGGAAGCCAACGGCCTTCTTACGCAGCTCGATGTAGGTCTTGAGTTTCGGCGCGTCGACGAGGTACTTATTGCCGTTAAGGGCTGGGCCTTTGTTCTTGTGGATGCGTCCGTTATAGCGGTCCTTAAATTGCTTGTGAATACCCGCTAGGTCGGTCGTTTCCTTTGGTGCTTCCTTAGCCGCAAAGCTAGCGCCAAAGCGGTTCTTAAATGCTTGGAAGTCCTTTTCAGGATTACCGCCTAGAAGGATTGCCTGAAAGATACCGCGAGGGTCACGGCCTTCCTTTTGCCTATACCAGCCGTTGGCTTTCTTTGTCATGCTGCTCTTGGCAATTCCCTGCCAGCGTAGAAAGCCGCCGCGATCGCCCTTGCTCACGGCCTCGCCCATCTTCTGAAAGGCGGCACCCGGGTCGTCCTTCGGACGGAAGAGACTTTGAATATCTAGGTTCACGGCCTCGTCGCCCCAGCGCTTTGCGGTCCCGGTCAGACCACCGCCCCCGCTCTTGGGCATCGGCGGGCTGTAGCGCATGAACTCGTAACAGCAGAAACCAGCCTCGCGAATAAAGCCGTCCCGCATGGAGATGTTGGTCGCCATCCTAAACTCGTTTAGGGCAAACTGGAAGCGGTCAAAGGAAGCCTTATTGACGACTACTTGGACCGAGGTCGCCACTTACTGGGTGTCCGTGTGGACCGTTAGGATGACCCAAGCCGAGCCGGGCTTATACAGGGATGCCACGATGCGTAAGCCTAGGTTCGCCGCTGTGACCTTTTTACCGATGGCGAGGGGGGAGATGGCTACCCCACCAGACAAAGAGCCTGTAGAGCCACCCACGTCCCCGTCTGCGGTGGTCCATGCGGTGGTCGTGGCAACGACCTTAAGGTTGAACGAGGTCTGGTTGACGAACCCGCCAGCGTCGAGGGTCTGCTGGACGGCGGCGTCCGAGGCCATAACGCGGAAGACCTCCGAGGTGGCGCACGTCATGGGGATGCCCCAGTCGTTTACGAACTCCTTGGCGTCGAGCAGTAGGGTCTCCGTGTAATTCATGGTCTAACCTTGGTAGGGTGTAAAACAAAAGACCCCCAAGGGGTTAACCAAGGGGGTCTCGTTTAGGCGGCTAGAGCCGCGTCGCTTACGCCGTCAGAAGACGACGGAGGCTGGTAGCACGACCGACAGCGCAACCGAAGAGTAGCGTTGCAGTGATGTTGTAGAAGCCGCTGGTTTCCTGGATAATCATGACCTGGACCGAGAGACCCGTTGCAGGGTCGGTGGCCTGAGACACATCAGCACCCGGGATTTCATTGAAGGGCAGAGCGGTGGCTACAGCGATAGCGTCGGCACCACAGATGAAGCCAGCCAAGTTTTCCGAGTTGGCAGCGAGGTTGCTGAACTGGTAGACCTGAGCGCCGGCAATCGTGCCGAGGGAGCCGGAGGAGATGACGTTAGCACCGAGCTGGAAGGCGGCGATGATGGTCGCGTCGCTACGGAGGTCAGCGAGGTAGGTGTTGCCGAGGACGAGGGCGCGCTTGTCTGGGGCCTTGGCGTCGTCGAGAGTCTTCTGAGCGGCGACCACTTCAGCGTAGGACAGAGCAACGCCAGTGACGGTGTTGGAGCTGTAGTTGCTGTTGATGACGAGGCTGTTGATTTCCGTCATGCACTTCTGGGAGAGGGCGATAGCAGCCGTCTCGACGAAGTTGTTGGCGAAAAAGCCAATGCCGTACTCGCGAACATCAAGAGGAGAGAAGCGGCTGGAAACTTTAAAATGTTTAAAAAGTACGCTCGCCGAGCTCACCGTCGCGTCATCGCCGGTCAAGTAACCACCAGTAGAAAATTCAGTAGCGGTCGACGTGCCGATCAGGGGAACCTGAATGGTTTTGCCGGCGCCCTGGATGGACGAGGTGAAGACGGTGGAGAAGCCCGAGAGCATCGGGAGTTTGTTAGCGAGGGCCTTGATGACGCCCTGGGCGAGAACTGCTGGAGCAGCTGCGATGGAATTAGCCATAGTAGTATATTAGGAGATTAGGGTGAGAGAAAATTAGACCTTGATTGACGCGTAGATGGCTTGGGCGTTCTTCGCGAAGAAGTCGGCCTTAGCAACTGGGTCAGTCAGGGCATTGAAAGTAGCGAGAGCGTCCACCTTGGCGGCGACGTTGTCGGAGCCCGGGATGATGGCGGTCGGTTCGACGCCTACGGAGGCGGCAATCTTAGCGGCTTCCTTGGAGGCCGAGACCTTGGTGCTTTCGAGTTCCGCGATCTTAGCGGCGAAGGCGTCACGTTCAGCGACAGCCTTTTCGAGGGAGACACCGAGAGCAGAGAGGGAGGCTTCCTTGGTGACGAGGTCGGCCTTGATGGCAGAGAGTTCGTCTACGGCGCCTACGGTCAATTTCTCAACGGTCGCACGGAGGTCGTCGCGTTCGGCAGTTAAGGCCTGAGCGAGGAGGTCGGCGGTCGAGAGTTGGTCTTCGATAGTCATCTTAATCTTGGAGAGTCGGTCAACTGCTTTACTTCTTCTTAGCAGGGACGGCAGGGGCAGGGGCGATGCTGTTCTCGGCCCACATGGCGACCGCCTCGTTGAAGGAGTCCGCTAGGCCAGTCACGAGACCGCGCTGGGCGGCTTGCTTGCCAGAGAAGACTTGGCCTTCCATGTCCTCGGCCTTGACCATCTTACGCGTCTTGAGGACGCCGGCCTTAAAGTCGACGTGGATTTCGTCGACACCTTCTTGAAGATGGGCCTGATGGGCGTCGGTCACTTCGGCACCGGGTACGCCAATGGCCTTGTGCTGACCAGCCTTGATGACGATCATTTTAATCCCTTCGGCCTTGGCGGCTTCCGAGTAGTCGGCGACGACCATGTAGACGCCCACGGAACCGACCGTGCTAGAGGGGGAGGCAACGACCTTATCAGCTGCGGCGGCAACCCAGTAAGCGGCGCTTGCCATCTCGGTATCCGTGTAGGACATCGTCGGCTTGGCGATATTGCGGACCTTGTTGGCGAGTTCCTCGACGCCCGTCACCGTCCCGCCAGGGGATGAGACTTGGAAGGCGATGCGGGTCACTTGAGGGTTTATGCAGTACTCGTCGATGGTGTCGCCAATGTCGGAGACGTCCACGGCCCCAGTCATCTTCTCGAGGGGCGAAAGGCTTTTGCCAATCACGCCGACAATCGGGATAACGCCCGTGCCGTCCTCGGCGATATAAGCCTTCGGGACTTCGCCGAAGAGCTGGGCCAGCATATCCGTAAAGCCGAACTTCTCCGCAAGGACGCGGTGATCGTTAGCCTTGGCAGGGTCGATGAGGAGGGCTTCGCGACCGTTGAGGCCGTTGAGTAGGAAACGCATTTTAGGAAGAGGTCTCGGTTTCAGCGTTAGGCTGAGGGGTGGAGGAGGTTTGCTCGACAGTACCTGGAGCGGTGTTGATGAGCAGATTAGACAGGGTCTCGAAGGGGACGCCGTAGGTCTTGGATAGGTCCAAGAGATAGCGGACGTTCTGGGCTTTGATTTCAGCCTCCTCCTCGAAGTTCATCCCGCGCTGGTTGTAGATTTCAGAGAAGGACAGAAGACCGATGCGGAGGTCGTCGCGGTCGTTAGCCGAGTCGCGTCCACCGTCCACCGTCACGCTCTTCGGGGTCGTCCAAGACACTTCGGTCCAAGACTCATCGTCGGGGAGTTCGCCGTTCGCGATGGCCTGACCGATGACGTAGCCCCACGTCGGCTGACAGAGGGTCGTGATAATGACTGACTGATACTTGCCGAAGACTCGCCCGGCCTTGGCGGTCACGAGACGAACAGAAGCCCCGCCTACTTTTTCTGGCGATGAAACGAATTCGAAGGGTAGCACCCGAACAATGTCCCGCTCAAGCGCTTCAAGGAAGCCGATGGCCTGACTGCCGCGGTTGGAGGCGAGCAGCTGGAGGTCTTCACCGGGCTCGAGAGCTAGGATTTTACCGCCCATCGACGCGTACTGCTGGCCCTGCGTCAGAGGCGTAGACTGACCGAGTTCGGCACCCATGTCGGTCGGCATAAAGCCGCCTGTCTTTTTCAGCACCCTTGTCACGTCGCCGTGATCCTTCATTGCGAGGATTTCGAGGAGCCTGACGTCCATGGAATCCTGCACTAGGTCCACCGCACTCTGGAGGATGGGGACTCCACGGGCACCGCTTGCCCACTCCTGGTCGACGATGTGCATCACTGCGTTAGAGATAACGTAGCGGGCAGAGCCGTCAGAGCGGTAAATTGAGAAGCCAGCGAGTTCGCCGTAAGGGCCGAACTGAACGCCGTCATGCATACCGGGCGGGCATACGTCAGGGGACAGAGGGTCGCCCACTCGATGAGACTCCATGATCTGCAACTTCGGAACGTCAAAACCGTTGCGGGTCTTTACGGCAAAAGAGTCACCGTCACGGAGCATACCGCGGAGCAGGATATTCTGAACCTGGTTAAACGAAAAGCGGCCGGTGATATCGCACTTCTTGGCCCACTCATTAAAGTAATCGTTATAGGCTTCACGAGCCTCGGGCGTCGACGCGTGAGACTGATGTTTGATGCCGTCCCCCACTGTATAAAGCGTCAGGTCGTTTAACACCTGATTGAACAAGCCTGAATTTCTTTCTGCCCAGCGACACTTGCGGACCATCGACAGGCGGTCGAACGGCGAGAGGTCGCGGCGGAGGTCACGCGGTTGGGCGCCGTACTGCCCCAAGCGGAGGCGAGTCAGCCCCGTGCTTTGCCAGCCACCAGCGGAGGCCTCGGGCTTCGGGGTTCCCTTGCGGGCCTTGATGGGTAGACGCTTTTTGACTGCCATAAATTAGTTACGGATTGGGTTGTTCCAATTCGTCCGGCCAACCGTCATGCGGACCGAGCCTGGGTACTGCTGAGGGTCCAGGATACCGAGGGCGTACTGAGCCTCGGCAAGCATCTCTTTCGGCTGCATGGCCCATGTCTTCCCCGCGCTCGAACCGCTGTCCGAGTAGCTCGTAAGGACAAGGCCCGCAGTAATAGCGTCAACGGCTTTGGTGCGGATTGCTAGGAGTTCACACTCCGTTAAGCCAATAAAGATGCCGGATGCCATAGTCTTAACCTTGGGGGAAGAGTAAAAGGGGGGCGAGCCGAGGGCCAACGATCCGAACCTCCAAGCCAATGTAGGTCCCCACAAACCCCCGACTCGCTTGCATTTAAAGTGATAGAGTTGGGCACGGTGTCAAGTTGTAGGTGCTTCGGCTTCCGTGGTCGTAGCCTCCCGACCGACAACGCCCCAGCGCACGGCGACGAGCATGGCTAACACTTCGCAGTCGAGGGCGTGGTTGTCCTGCACCCCTTGGGGCAGTATCCACATGGGGCGACCCGTCCGCTTGTCCTTTACGCGGACCTCTGAGTTCAGCTGCTTGGCGTAGTCCTCTACCGCGTCACGGGGGTAGGTGTGCAGTTTGCGGACCCGTAGGCCGTGCAAGAGGTCCTTAGCCGCCATCGCCGAGAAGACCACGAGGGAGACGCGGGTCGGTTGACCAGGGACGATGATGGCCTGAGGGTCGGAGTAGAAGCGGCGGGTCGTCTGTCCGTTTGCCGAGGTTACCGCGAAGTCCTCGGAGCCCGAGCCCTTGGTAGCCTTCCAACCTCGCCGGCAGCACTCGGCGTAACAGACTTGCGTGTTGTCCCCGGAGTCCACCGCGACGAGGGCCTTGTGGACGCCCATTTTTCGGGCAAGGTCGTCGAGGCCTGACCACGTTTCGACCTTCTCAAAGGCCATCAGACGGCTCGACCCGGTACGGCTCCAGCGGCGCACGACCGCCCAGAAGTGTCCACGCTGAACGTCGATGCCGAGTGTGCGGAACGGAATACTGCCAGTTGGGGCGTTCTCGCGGGTGGCGATTTGAGCCTTGGGCGTTATGACCGCTTCCTCTGCCCAGTCGTCGGCAAGGGCGTAGTCCGACGCGTTGACGGGCGTGAGCATCGAGCCACCGTCTTCGGACCACGGCAGGGCTAACCTCTTCTGTTTAAATTGACGACGCAAATCCTCTAGGCCGTACTGATCTGACGACTCCTTAGCCCGTAGCATGAGGACGCCCAACTCGCCCCAGGACATCGTCGCTAGGCTGTTCCAGTGAAGACCTATGTGGCCCTTGTTGGATGACATGGCGGTCGGGACGAACATCCCGCCAGCGTTAGCCTGCAGTCGGCTTGCGTTAGTGTCGGGCAGTCGCGTGTTACAGCCGGCGCACTCGTAGGTCGTGCCGTCGTTAACTTTGGCTAAGTCCCACGTCCCACTAGCCTTGGCCTCCTCAGGGAAGCGGACTTGCTCCCAGACCCACGGCTGGAGATGACCGCACGATGGGCACTTCATGTGCCAGTCCCGCTGGTCGGTAGACTCGTGCAGCTGATGGAACTCCTGACCAGCCGTCCCGCCCTGCGACATAAAGATGCGTTTGCCCATCCAGCCAAAGGCCGTCACTCGTGCGCTGAGTTCCGCAAGGTGCCCGGGCGGTGCCATCCAACACTCGTCTGCAATCGTGTACCGAAGGGATAGGCGTTGAAGGTTGGCTTCGTTCCAGATGCCGCGGCAATAGACCGTCATGCGGTCGAAGTCTGCGGTCGTCGAGCGGTCAAGGTCGTCAGCAGATAGCCGAGCCTTTACGGGCGGGCAGTTATTCCAGACGGGGCGAAGGTAACGTATAGCGAAGTCCTTGGCCTCAGCGTCGTTGGCTTGCAGGACCATCGTCGGCCCTGGAGCGTTTGCCACGATGTGACAAGTGAACAGCCGAGCAAAGAGAGACTTGCCCGATTGGATACTGGCGAGGACCGTAAGGAGTTTCGTCTCGGGGTCGGCAGCGATGCGTAACGCGTCGGCAATCCACGGCGTCCGCTCCGAACGGAAAGGCCCGGGCATTGGCGAGTCAGGTATGGCTTGCACGTTCTCCTCTAGCCAATCGACGACGTCACCAGAGTCGGAAGGGCGAAGGACGTTTCGGCCAATAGCCAACAGGTCGTCCTTAGTCATTCTCAGAGAGGTCAGCTTTTGTTTTGCGGACCCAAGCCTCGATGGCCTTCACGGCCTTGGCAGGGTTCTCGGGGTTACAGGCCTCCGCCACATCCAGCGCTAACTTGTCCAGGCGGTTCACCACCTCGCCCGTCATTTGACGCATGGCTTCGCCGGCTTCCTTCGAGCTGATGTAGTCCTTGGCTAAAATGAGCCGACGCTCTTGCTCCTCTTCGAGGGCGACCAGAGTTTTCAGAGATTGGTTATACGCGGTCTGATACTTGCCCTGGTTCGGATCGCCGGACTCCATCGCCGCTTGCCAGACTCCGCGGGCTCGACCGACTAAGGTGCGGTGTTCCGAGATGGTGTCGGCAAGGGTGCCGTCGTCGAGTTGTGCCGGCGCGGCCTTCGGTGCCCTGCGGGTGCGACCGTCTTCCTTGGCCTGACGCCATGCAACCGCCGCTTCGATTGAGGTCGTGGGCATCCCGTCCTTAACCAGAACGGTTACGCGTTGGCGAGTGACGCCGAGAGCGTCGGCAATTTCTTTAAGGCTAGTCAAAGGGGGAGGTTCGATAAACGGCCTAAACAGGCCTTATTTCCTCGTGTTTTTCTTCCGCAGGTGTTCCGC